GGGTAGCGGAAGAATTTATCAGCAGTCCTTCGTGCCTCCATCGCTTGTACCATGCTTTGTCAGCTGTCGCACCCATCAACGGCAAGCGAAATTGAATACGTGCTGTCACGTCCCATTGCTCCAATGGTAGCCCAAACTTGAATTGATTTTTGGCAGAGTAACCAACGATGCGAGCGGTTCCGGGTGGCCATCCGAGAAACGTGTCTGAGTTAGTAGCGTGCCGATACGCGGCTAATGCGTATGCGTTGAATGTGAAAAATTTCCGACGAATTACCGCGACCGGGTCCGATATCTCCATTGTCAGCCCCTCGACCTGTTCTTTACAGGCTGTGACAATGGCTACGCCGTTGTAATCGCGGTCGATTGGTTCCGTGGACGTCGAATCGGACCATTCTATGTCAACGGTCGCGTCGAATCGCTTGCCCTCGTATTGCAACGTGACGATCGATGAAATTGGACCGACGTTTTCAACCGATTTGGTTTTCAAAAACGAATCGACTCCGGAAACGTGCCGCGTTCCGTAGCTTGGAAGCAGCGTGGTTTCTTTTATCGTTTCAGAATCGTCGTCAACGGCGTGCGTGACGAAATATGCTTCTGAATGACTGTACGTTGTAGCGAAATTGTCGTACTTTTCAGACGTGCTGGATCCACCTTCACGGCTCCACATTTTTGTAGCGTCGAGAACTGCCATTAGACGATTGCCTCCATCTGCATCGTGTTTGCAGTGTTCTGGCGGACGTCATCCCAGACCTTCATCTGATCCCGGTCCAGCTGCACGAGAATTTTTTGCCTTGGCGGTTTCGGTGGTGGTGGGTCTTTCAGCAGTCGAATGATTTCCTGAATCTGATCAGGTAGCCGCATTCCCGGTCCGCGTGTCAGCAAACGCCCCTCAGTGACTGGCGTTCCTTGCATCAATACGGACGGACGCATTTTTAAATCAATGCTGCTTGCTGCGTTTTTTACCTCGGTTGAAAGTGTTGAGCCGACTCCCAGCATTCGCTCCTGCATTTTGCTGGAGAACTCTTCACCGAGACGACCGCCTACCGCGCCAATCTTTTCAGCCAGATCCTGCTCACGTTGCGTCAACTGGCGGGCTGCGATTTCGGGAAGTGATGTTAATTGAGACTTAAAACCGTCAAGCAAACTAATGCTGGCCGCTTCTCCAAGCCCCTTCATCAGCCCATCAATTCCGCCTTCACCGCCTGACGCAATGAACGCAAAGATCTGATAAACAGTTTCGCCGATGATTCGACCCGCGTTCGTAATGATCGTTATGACGCCGTTAAAAGCGTCCTTGATCAGATTGATAAAGTTCTCGCCAAACCAAATCACATAAGCCGGAATCGTTTTCGTGAAGGCGTGCATTACCACCTCCGAAATGGTAATCATTGCCAGTTCGGCCGCTGCTTTTGCTATCTCCCACACGCTGCCAAGATTCGTCACGATTGTTTCCATGAATGTGAACGCACCGACGATCACGTTGATTGCCTGCACAACTTTTTCTTTTACCCAGTCCATCACAGGCCCGATATTCTCAAGAATCTTCGTGGCGTAATCGACCGCCGGAACAAGCAGTGAATCGAGCGACGTCGCCAACTGCTGCAGCCCTGCATTGATCAGCACTCGAATCGGGGCAATGATCTTCCCGATCGATTCCATGAGCGTTGACATTGCGGTATCGGCACGACGGCCAGAGCCTGCAACCGTTGTCATGTCCTGCGATTGCTGTTGCAGTCCCTGATTAGCAATTGCCATGACCGCAGCCAGTTTTTGCTGATTGCTCCGCATGTACATAATCTGCGGATTGACGGCATAGAACGCATCAAAGTTGCCCTCGAGGGCTGCTTTCAAATCGCTCATTGATGCGGCTGCATCCTTACCCATTGCCGCCCCAAGTCCGGTGGCGGCTTTAGCAGCGTCATCCATTGCGGCCGTTGCGAATCCCATTCCCGACGCCTGCTGCATTAGTGCAAGCGTTGCGTTATCCGAAACGCCGGTCATCTTCTCGATCGACTTCGCGACATCCTGCATTTGTGCCGACGCGCCGGAGGCTCCGCGAATCTCCAGAGCCGAATTCAGCTTCTTTACCGACTCTGTCTGTGCATCATAGGCCGCGTTGATTTTATTCAGCCCGCCTAATGCCGCCAGTGCCGTTTTGACGGCTGCATACACCCCTGCCAGCGTCCCTGTGATGGATGCGAGTCTCTGGGTGCTCTGACTGACGGAATCGGCTTTCTGCTCCAATCGCTCAAGCGATTTTTCCACGGCGGACATCGCAGGCTTTGCCTGATCCTTTCCGCCGATGACAAAATCAATGCCGTTACTCACAGGTTCCGCCTTTTGTCTCGTTCGCTTTCAACTCGATACTCTTCACTTCGCAGGATGCTTTTTAGTTCGAACCACCACGCCGACTGATCAAGGATTCCGCCGACAACCGGCAAATGATGCTCACTGGCTGTCACTATCTGAATATCACTGTTCAGTTGCGGACCGATAAATTTCATTGGGCATTGCTTGACCTTGAACCATCCGTCTTCGCAGTGCTCGCATCCTTCACCGACACATTCTGGACACTCAATCTCCGCAGGTTGCTCCGGTGTTACAATGTCGCGACAACGACTGACGCAGGATTTGCAGAGTTCACCACATCGCACGAGGGCTGCGACTCTGATTTTTTTTTATCGTCTGGGGTTGCTGCCGTTGATGCAGCCAGGAACGTGAACACTTCAATCAACTCATCTAGTGTCAAGACATCGCCAATTGCCTCACGACTGAAATCAACAGGAATATTCTCCCAGCCAGTCAAGCACATGGATGCCGCGTCTAATAGTGCGTCCATGCTGGCCGCGATGTCACCACCGCCCAAACCCTGCAGCAGTGCGACCAGTTTTCGTTGCTGGTTGAGCGTCGGCGTTTTGGCGAAAATCTTCGGCTGCGGCGTCTTATCAACGTCGCATGCGAGAACCATTGTGAGCTTGGATGAAGGGTCAAGACTTCGAGGCATATAGATCAATCAAAAGTGATAGTCAGTTCGGTATCTGCGGAACTGCCCGCAGTACACAGCCATGTCAAATCGTCTGACATAAGGCCGTTTCGTTCGCCCTGCTGCTTGTTTTCCAACTGAGCTTTCGGAGCTGCAATTGTGATCGAATTGCCAGTTGCTCCGATCTGCATTGAAAACGCTTGTGCTGAACTTGTCAGCCAGAGTGCGTCGCGGTCCTGTGTGGCGACCAAAACAGATTCAGGATTAGCCGTGATCACCGGAGCGCGGTCCGTGACAATTGCTGAGATGTAGCCGCTGCGATCGCTGGCATTGACGCACTCACGCATTGTCACAGTATTGCCTGAATCGATCTCAACTGATGCCGTGCACAGTGCGACGGAGTTCCATGTCAACGCACCTTGAGCCACACGCAACGGAAGAACTGTTGGATACGTTGGGGCAAGAATCGCGATGTCTGTTTCATTGGTCGAATACTTTCCGGTAAAAGTGAATTCGATCATCGCTTGCTTGCCGGTTTCCGCGATAATTTTCCATGTGCCCATCGCACCGGACAGAATCGATAACTTGCCGTCTTTGTATTCACCAATTGTGATCGTCTTGACGCCTCCAGATCCGCCAGGGCGTTCAGTGACTGGCGACAGCACTAGCGAACTGGCAACCCAGCCGCACGCAGGCAACAGCACAGATGCCCATGAAGGCAGAGTCGTGCCGTTGTACGACATCCCAAAACGTACCGTGCATGTGCCCTGCATTCCTTCTGGAATACCCGGCAGATAATTGAATCCACCTTGCCCCTGTCGTCGGGTGACAGCGACATTCGGCTGAATGGTAAAATCTTCCGCGTTAAATGCGGCTTCAGATCCAGTGAGTGATTCTGCTGTTCCGACAGTCGTTTCGACTTTGGCAGCGAATACGCGACGACGTCTCAAAAGTCCGCTCATGTTTTGTTCCTATTTCGACACGAGCCCTTCAGCCCGCAGAATGTTGAGTTTGATCCGTCGTTCCATCTGCTTTCGCAGCTCGTCATTGATTCGCTTAATTTGCGGCTTGGTGAACTTGTTTTTGACGTAGGCCCCAAACGCTGACACGCCGCGAATATGAATGATTGGCAGACGTTCTTTGCCGACTCTGCGGAACGCATTGCCCTTCCATTTCACATTCATGACGCCCGGTTTCGGGCCTTGGAATGCTCCGTCGACTCGATTCCGTCCGCCCTGTTTTGAAATCTTGAACGATACGCCGCGTTTGTCCTGACGTGCCCCGAAGTGCCTGAGCCCGAGTCGTCTGGTTTTTGCGATGCTGACAGTTGTCTTTGGCTGGTCCGCTGTGGCTTTTGCGTGAATCTTCAACGGGGCTTCAGACTCTTTTTTCTTGATCGCAATGACGCTCCTCACGTCTCGCCCGATGTCCAATTTCGTTTTCTTCGCAGTCGCGTTGATTGCCGCTGCTAGTTCTCGCCCGAATTTCTTTTTTGCTTTGCCGACCGACTCACGCAACCGCTTCAACTGCTTCGCGTCAATGTCAATGGTAATCATGCTGCCACCGTCGTCGGATCGTTTTCGGGAACTCGATACGTCACAAGCAACGTCACCATCACTCCGCATCGCCCGCCAGTTTCCTCCGTGTAAGATTCAATTGGCCCGAGCGTTGTGTTGATTGCCAGCCCGCTCCATTGATGCCAGTTCGCTGCATTAGTAGCCGCCGCAATGATGTCCGCACCCATGCGATTCTTGAACGTGTCGATCGCCGTCGTTTCGTCGTCAGATGGCTTAACGATGCCAGCCACGATGACTGGCATGTCGTAGGCAATCACGGGAGGATTTCCCGGATAGCTCAACTCTGCATTTGGCACAGGATCGCCATGCGAAACCACGACAACCAAGTCCTTCGGCTGCCACGTCGCAATCTGTGCCGAACGAACGGCTGTAGAAAACGCCACAGCCATGCGGCTGCGAACATTCGCTACGATTCGCTCATTGACTGGCTCAGTCATTAGACCACCGCAAACTGGCTGACCCCGGCGTCTTGCGACATCAGAGTCATGAATGAAAACCGTTTTGGAAGTGTCTGTCCAACCTTCAACACAAACTCAAGTTCATCTTTGCCGATGTTGATTTCGCTGGATGCGATTCCAGACCGGCAAGAGTTGTAAACGCGAATCGTTGCTGTCGGTAAAACAGCGTTACCAGAGGCATCAAAAATGGCGGGCGGGTTACGCTCAATAATGGCGAGAATTGGACGTCTCCCGCCGCCATTTGGAAAATAGACAACCGACTCCCCGAAGTTGTCGAGCAACATCGGGAACCCTGCGGCTGCAAAGTGTGAGTCGAACGTCGTTGGCATCAATCAACCTTAGAGTGTCGTAACGTTGCTGAGCAGATGCCCCGCCTGTGGATACAAAACGACCTCGTCCACATCGTGGCGAACGCGGATCACGTCGCCGCGTACACGCTCATCTCGATAGCTTTCGACCGTGCCACCGATGGAGGATCCATCTTGTGACCAGTGAAACGTGCGACCGATGCAGGCGTCTCGCATGTCCGGACTCGTTGAAACGCGACAAACCATCGCATACTCGCTCGACCAAATTTGAGTCGGGGAAGCCGCTTGACCTTCCTTGGCGTTGTTCTTGCTGGTTCCGGCGACGATGACGTAATCCAAGTCAAATACCTGAGCGAGCATCTGGACAGTGATGTCGCTTGGCTTTGATGGATTTCCGGCACCGGCAGATTCAACGCGGTCAATGATCTGATCGAGGTTTCGCAAGTTTCGAAAAACCTTGCGATTGATGATTAGAGCGTTCGGCCACAATCCTGAGTTGTCGTACACTTTTTGAACAGCCGCTTCGACATCTGTAATCGGGACGGCATTTGTTGTGTGGTTGACGTCCCATTCATTCGTGATGGCCGTTGTGAGGCTGGCACCGTTCCACGTCGTCGCGTTGAACACGGCATCCGCAACTCGCTGCTCTGCATTTCGCAACACGGAAGAAAAGGCACGCATTGTGCTGATCTGTTCCGCTTGAAAATACTCGGAGTACATTTTCGATTCACGGTCATCCACAGGCTCTTCCGCCCCGTGTTCTTCCGTTGCGTAGACTGCTGGCTCAAACGTCCAGTTCCCGCGAGCGTAGCCGCTTCCGGGTGCTCGTTTCGTGTCACGCTGCTGAAGCAGTTGCTCCAACGGAATCTTTCCAAAGTTTCCGGCCTGACTCTGCACATTGATTACAGGAAACACCTGCGTTGCAATGTAGCCAGCCTTTTCGGACTCAAGATCAAATTCCAAGAACGTGGCCAAATCTGGCCGCTGTGTAGCCAAGCTACTTGATGGCGATGGCATTGCATTTCTTTCTCCCCGATGCAACGCGATTTATGAAACAGATAGTAAAGTCCCCCGGCTTTGGTGGCCACCTCCACCGGGGAACGCATCGGGCTTCATCAGGCGACGGTAACAGCCTTGAGGGCTACCGTGTGCCATTTCAGGTTGTAGGCCACGAGAACGATGGTGGCCCCGGCAAACGCGGCAAACGTCGCCGTGGTCTTAGCTCCGCCGGTCACGCCGTCCTCGATCAAGCTCGTCGCTGTAATCGTGTGGGCAAATGCCGTGGCGGAAGTGACGGTGAGCAGCAAGCCGTCCTGCGCGGCTGTTGGTGCCGCCAGCGTCATCGCAGCGAGCGACCCCGTTTTGGTTATGACAACCGTTCCGGGAACGAGTGCAATGGCCCCACTGGCTGCAGCAAGCGTCACGCCGTTATCCACGACCTGATTGATTGGCTGCACTTCGATAATGTCACCATCGGCAGTGACGGTTTCCTTGGCAATGCCTTCGACATTCCCGTTCGCGACTGCGGACACCTTTCCGGATGCTGCGCCGTAAACGTAATTTCCCTTGGTGATTGCTGTCGCAGCAACCATTTTCTGAGTGCCTTCTGCCGTCTTGACTCGCACTGAGCAAGGCCCAGCCGCAACGCATGGCAATTCCATCGTGCCGAATGACTGATCGAGTGCACCGGCAACAGCAACAGCACCTGGAGTTTTCACTCGAAGATACTGAGCAACAGCTGCGGCAGCTGTATCTGGCACAACTGGTGTTTCGAAATACTGACTCATGATATTCGTTCCTCACGGAAGTGATGATTAGTTGAAATTAACGCCGCGAATCAGCGAGCGTTCGCTTCTGCGAGAAACGCCTCGCGAAGTCCCGGGTGGTTGCGGTTCGCCAATGCCACCGCCTTCATCTTGTTATTGCCGGTCTTTGCCATTGCGGCATCGACGGCCTGATTCCAGCGGACACTGGCAGACGGTCCACCTGTGCGAGCTTTGGCGACTGGCTTAACGCCTGACTTCGCTTTGGCTTCGACCTTCTCTTCTTCGGCAGCCTTGGCCATTTCCTTTTCGCTGTCGTCTTCTTCATCGTCAGTGCTGATTTCAAGTTCAGCAGCTTTGTACTTGGCGAGTTCTTCTTCCATCGCCTTGCACTTGGCCATCAACTCTTCGTTCTCGCTCATCATCTCTTCCGCAGCAGCAGCAGCGACTGAAGCCATTGGCATTTCTTTCAATGCCCATGCAATCACTCGCTCGGCTTTCGCTTTCGGAAATGCCGCTTTGATCTCTTTCAGAGTTGCGGCAACAGGTGTTGACTCTGGCATTTTATGGCCTTTCTTTGAGTCGTTGTCACCGCCTGAGCCTGCCCCGAATAGGGCAGCTACAACTCCATGCGGCATGGTTTTGACTTTTGCGAACGCTCGCCCGATGACAGGCTGTCCGGCAATTCGTTTCGCCAGTCCCATCTCAACAGACTGCTGAGCGTTCAGGTATGTTTCGTTTTTCAGGATGGCTTTGATCTCGTCTTCACTCTTTCCGGATCGCTGAGCGTAAGCGGACACCATTGACGACTTGAGCTTTCCAAGCATCTCGGATTGACGGGCAAAGTCTTCGTCGTCACCCTCAACCTGTGCGTAGGGGTTGTGGAGCATCATGTAGCCGTTGCTGCTGATCTCCACGTCATCAAATGCACAGGCGATAAAGGATGCGATTGAGAACGCTGATGACTCGATAGATAGAGACTTCGGGCCTTGGTACGCGGCAAACGCATCATGAATGGCGAAACCCTCGAAGACCGATCCGCCTTCGCTGTGAATCTTGACCGCAATTGGTTCCGTGCCGTTTTCTGGCAACTGCTCACGTACCATTGCTGCGGAGATTTCACCTTCTCCGGTTCCTATAACTCCGTCAATTCGTATTGTTTTTGTCATTTTTTCACCCCGTCATAGACGAGCTTTTTGATTTCGTCCGTCGACATTTTTTGCGTTGTGCCGTCCGGCTTTGTGACCTCATACGAGGTTTCTTTTTTCTTCAAATCTGTGTTGCCGCGTCCGAGCTTGAACCCCATTTCCTTCAATGCCTTGTCCGCCGTACTCATTGTCAACTTGGTTTGATTCGGCGGGAGCTTCACGCCATGCGTTGGTTGCTTTGGTGGGGCTGCTTTTTTTGCAGGCTCACCGCCGGGGCCGCCGAAGTTCACGTCGCCATCATCGCCAATAAACATCTTGCCGCCGTCGTCAGTCGTCCGCCATTTGCCACCATTGGCCGCCCTCGGTTGTCGTTTTGCCTTTGCCTTTGGTGCCGGTGCTTCCGGTTCTGGCGCGTCCGCAGTCTTCTCTTGAACAGCAATCGCCGCTGGATCCTGCATTGCCATTGTGGTTCCGGCTGGCATCGGCAACGCGATCAGATCCCGCCACGTAATCTTTGGGCCATCCGGAAACGCCGCGTTGATCTTCGCCGCCTGCTTAGTTGCTGCCTCAATCGCGAACGAGTTGTCCGCAATTGATTCTTCTGCGATCTCTTCCCAGTCCTTGCCTCGTGCCGCGTGCAATCTTCGTGGGGATGTCAGACAGTTCTTCAACTGTTCAGCATCGCCCTGGGCGTCTGCAACCGGCTCGATGTATGACCACGTCGGCAGGTTCCAATTGTGGCGGAAGATGCCGTCACCGAGTTTGCTGGCAGCCTTGCGAAGTGCAGCGTCTTTTGTTTCTTTTAGGTGCTGAGACAACTTCCAAATGTACGCCGGTCGGTTGAGGCGTCTCACCAGATTCTGCTGATCGGCAACGAATCCTTTGCGAGCCTCATCAACTGCCCCACGCCATCCGGAAAAATTCGTCTCGCTGCCGTCCATCAAGACTAAGCAAAGTGGCAGGCCGAAATTCACGCCGATAATTTGCAGAATCAGCTTGACCTGTTGAAAGTACTCGGAGTTTGGAACGTTTGGACTGAAGCCCTGCAGTTCTTCCCCAGGCTGCCCGATGACTTCCATGCCTGGCGAGACGCCTTCAAGTTGTCGCGTTCCAGCCTGAGTCGTTTCGACCGTTGCGTCACCGTAAGCACTATCAGCCGATGGCAGGCGATTTCCGCCAGCCGCCATCTTTCGGAACACTGCAAAGCAACTAACAACTTGCTGCTGCACGAGCTTTGCGAAGTTGATGTCTTCCAGCATCCCGGAGATTGAAAACACTGGAGCCAACTGAGTCACGCCCCGGGTAGGATTGACTCGCTTTGGGTTGTATACGTGAAAGACTTGGCGAATCCCATCTTCGTTTCGAACGTCGATCGGAGTGCAATCACCGAACTGGCCGAACTCGCTCAGCTCTTCCGCAACGTGGTATTGCTCGCGACGCCCGACTCGATTCGTCGTAACTCCGAGAAACGTGTCTTCTACCTTCGACTTCGTGCGAATCAAATGTGATTCCAGAAGCTGAAACGGCCCTTCCTCGGTTCCGGTAACAACAATATCGCCGTCAACCGATTCGCTGCGGCAAGCCTGACGCTCGATTTCCTTCCAGGTGAGTTCACCAGCAATGTCGCATTGATCAGGATCGGTTGAAACGTCCTCCCACCATTGCCACAGTGCATTGTCTAGCCCCTTGTCGCCAGTCTTAGGGTCAAGCGTGAATCCACTTTGAACGATGTTATCAACGCGACGATCAGCCAGAATGCCGACAAGTGCGTCGTTGCGGTCCATGTCCCGAGCTTGTTCGATGAGCTCGTAATACTTCGACTCGGTTCGAAAGTGATAGTCAGGACCGCTGCCCATCGTGGCAACGCCCGTGCGTCGTCGAACAAAGCGACTGTGCCGCGTGGCGTCGTAGTCTGCCCGAATGTCAGCAAATGCGGACTGAATGTTGTTCGGGGCTTTGCTCATCGGAAGTTCGTCCCCGCTCCGAGGAATCGAACTGAGCTTGATCCGCCTGCTGTCGTTGTCGCGTTTGCTGCGATGTAGTCGCGTGCCCGCTTGAGCATCGACTCGACGTAATTCTTGCCAATTGACAAAGAGCTGCTTTGGTTGCTCGCAGACTCTGCCCGAAGAATCAACCAGCGATTTGCAGCCGTAGCAAATGAACGCGCACGGGCAACGCTGCCGACTTCTTCAAAATCGGCGTAGTTGAGTAAATCGGTTTCGATGTCCGCGATTACCATGCACGGACGATAGCACGAAATTTGATTCGTGAAACATGTAGCGGATAATCAGATTATCAGTCGACGATGTTTTCGAGAATCCACCGTACAGCCTGAGCCCGATTGTTGACCGGCTTCCCGTCTGCAGTCTTTGCTCCGCTGTCCTCCAGCGTACGCAGCTTGTCACGCAGAATGCGAGCCTGAGCGCGTGTCATTCGCACATCAACGTTGCGCGGAATGTAGCCCTCACACGCCGGAGGATTCTCCAGCTTTGTCGCGACTGGTTGCCGAGGCTGTTCACTGACTTCGGTGCCGTCAATTCGTGGAAGCGGTTTCGCCATTATCGTCTTTCCGTTGCGAGGTAGGGTTGCCCGTGAGGATTCACGAGGCGTGGTTTCGGTTCTGATTTCTGCACTTGCTTCACCGGCTCAGGCTCTGGATTGACGAGCCTCAACCCAGTGCATCCGGCCGCCGCACATGCCAGTGCGTAAGCATCAAGCCAGTGGTTATTGCTCTTGTCGTGGACGATCCATTGCCGCTTGTTGACTTTTCCGTCGACCGGCACGAGCTGTTCTGACTCGCTCACCATGTGGCGGGCAAACTGCAAATGAAATTTCATGTCAGCATGTGGCGGATCGAACAGGGCAACGCTTCCGGCCAGTCGGGTATGGTCCATGAAAGCATCGACCAAAAATCGATCCTGCCCCCACTTCTTCCAGAACTCTGTGTTGACGTTGTAAAGCCACATCTCGCGCCGCTTGCTGTCGGCCGTCTTGTGTGCGTAGGCTTGCAGGAACGGCTCATAGTCTTCGGTCTGCTTCTTCTGTCGAAAGCGGTCCATGCTCCAGCCTTTCGACGGATAGAACGGGGCTCCCATCTGATGGCAGAACTCGTAAATCGATTCAGAGAAGTCCCCCGAGTCAACCAGCACAAGCAGCGGCTGAGCGTCCGCGAACACGTCGCCGTCAGCGAATTGCTTCAGGCTTTCGAGAATGGCCAGCTCGATTGCCTGCTCGCTGGAAAACTTCGACAGGCCATGAGTTTCGACCACTCCATAGTCCGTGATCCACGAAACAAGCTCACGAGTGCAGGACAGTTTAACCCAGTGTGATTTGTATTTGCCGATATCGATGCCGACGAATGAGAACACCCGAGCGTCCGGGACTTCGCCCTGTTGCAGTCCTGACAACTGGCCAGCGACTCGCCCAGGGGTTAGCGTCGACGTTTCAGCCTGTTCCTCTGGATCTGGATCATTTTGATATTCAGCTTTGAACGCCGATAGATTCGTGTCTGCGATCTTGTTGTAGGCTTCTTGAATCGCTGAATGGACCGCCTGACGTCCGTCCTTCAACGTGATCTCTTTGAAGTTGTCGGCAAGCATCACAACGCCGAGGTGCATCGCGTCACGATTGGCCAGATAAAACTCAACTGCATCCATTCCGTGTCGGTCGCCGTCTCGCTGTGCCTTCCGTCGCCGGGCGATGTATTCGTCCCACAAGTCCAACCGATCCGGCCACGTTTGAATCCAGCCGTATCGTTCGCCCTCCCATGCGGGCTTCTGCTCTGGATCTGTGAACTGAGCGGAAACGCAATAGGTATTCTGCAGCGTTGTCACCATCACCATTGCGAGCGGCTTGTCTTGGCCTTCAAGACCTTCGATATCCTTTTCGATGATTTCGATCCGGTCTTCAATCTGCTGCAGGCTCTTGGCTGATTCTCGCGTTTCCGGGTCGTCGATGATCAAGCAATCGGGTCTGTCGTCGTCGATGTTCATGCCGCGAAAGGCGGCGTCAAGGCCAGCAAAGGCCATTTTGACCCCACCGAATGGAGACCACTCACGGCCCTGTGATTTCAGAAAGTCGTTAGCGTCGCCTGGCACTCTCGGCAATCTCAGGAAGTCCGTCGAACTCCAGTTGATGTGCGTCAAGTGCCCGTCGACATGCTGCCGTGCGGCTCGCTGCGGAGCCCCTTCTAAGTGTCGAACGGGGGCACAGATCTCCGGAAAGTCTGCGAACAGTAAATCGTTGTTGGCCCACTCGTTTCGGTAGTCTCGATAGATTCGACCAGCGAGGTTTGTCGTGGCACAGATTGGAACGATGAAGCGAACCAGCTCACGAGCCGTCGCATAGATCAGCATTCCTTTCACAATCGTTGACTTGCCACGACCACGGGGAGCTGCAACTGCTTTTTTGCCGCCAGTCGTGGCTCTGTCATGGATTGTCTGGATAATGCGGCTATGGACCTTGCCGAATGACTGACTGAACTTCTTCGGCATGTAGGTGCGAAGAAACAACTCTGGATCGGCAAGGCATCGCAAGCGGCGGGCAGGATTGACGCACTGCGGGATTTCAATGCGGGCTGACTCGGATCGCTTAGCGCGTTTGCGGGTGGCGTCTTCGGATCTGTCATCGCCGCCGCTCCACTGCTTGAACGCTCTGGATTTCAATTCCGCCAATGCCGCAATCTGCTTGTCGCGCGGCATCTTCGATAGCACCGACTTCAATTCCGAGGTCGGCAGCGATTCCAGCCAGTTCATCGTGTCTGGTTTGAACACGAACATCTATCACCTTGTGCTCATCTTTTTGGTTCTGCCCGACCATTGAAACGATCGCTCGAACTGCCGCCATTTGAACCGCTTCGTCATCTGCGTTGTCGCGGAGGTACACGACTCGCTCGATTGTCTTTTGCATTTCTGCCGCAGGAATGTTCCACCGATTCACCACGGCCCGGTTGATCAGTCTCGCCTCTTGTTTGGGTGTCATTGCATTCCGGCCCCCTACCCCGGAGGAATCAGTCTCGCCATGTTTGCCGCTCGCCCGCTTTCCGGATTATCCGATTTTCAGATTCTGAAACGCCGGACTGTGTGTGTTGAAATCTGGGGCTTCCTTCGT